CGTAGATAAAATCTGATATTAACATAAAAACAAAGAGGATGACTAGCATTGTGCTACAAATGTATTTTGTTTGTGTTCGTTATTAAGCTTGTGTGTGTATATACTGCGTAGCACGATTTTTGTCCCCCACCCCCAATAAAGATCCATTACCGACCGATAATGTGTGATCTAAAAGAATCCTAAACATAAAAAAAGGGACAATTAAGTCCCTTCTTTTCTCCGATTATGTGGTTAAGGTTTGCCGAAATTATCTATGTAATTCTGTAAGCCTTCTCTATCTATGATTTCAACTGTTGTATAGTTTCCATCATCATCTTTATTAATTTTGATAAATCCTAAAGATTCAAAGTCTTTAATCGATTGAATAAATAAAGGATTATCTTTTAAGTTATCTATATTCAACATTAATTGATCTCATTAGGATTAGGCAAATCAACAACATTATCAGCTTGTACATTGTCATCAAGTAGTGGTCTCATTTCAGCATGAACACCACCTTCTTGAATAACAGGTATGCCATTGATAATAAGAGTGCGACAATCAGATTCGATAGCTTGACCTATCACAACATCACCTTCTTCATTAAATATATTTACAACGATTTTCATTTAGACCTCCTTATTGATCTAATAGTTAAAGAATCTATTGTATCATGGAATGGGTACATTTTGTCTACTTTTTTTATTAATATTTTTTTTGATCTAGACGAATTGAAGAGAAAACCTGGACGGACCCCTGAGACTCTGGCGTTTTTAGCCAGGCTGCTCTTTGTGTGTGTAAGTGCTTGTATGTGTTGGCAGTCTGACCCGACCCGAAACAAATCAAGCCCGACCCGACATAAGGAACACCAACACATACAAAGCAATTGTAATGATAAAGAGTGTGTCCAAGTTAGCACTCTAGATACTGTATCTCGCTTTCGCCTTTTGGCAATAAAGCACGCTTGATACATTTATCGTCAACATAAAAGCGGTATTCTCTGTCTCCGTTTTCTAGTATTTTGTGTGTTGTCCTATGGTTGAGGAAGTGGTAAGAGTTTGAGCCACTTGTTCCAACTCTAACCTCAACTTCGCCACGCTCTCGCACTCCATAAGATTTACTGCCAGAATATATACAAGCTGTTATATTGTTCCATATTGGATAAGATCTACTCATTTTGACCTCTTCTTTAATTCTTGTTTAGCTTCTTCAAGTCTTTTATTTTCTTCATCAGTATTTAAAGCTTGCATCATACTTAAAGCTTTAATCATGTTTTTTAGTTCCCAAGTCGCTCTATTTTGCATTTTTAATCTACTCATCATTGACTTCCTTTTTATATTTTTCTCTCAACTCTTTAATATACGATTTCATGTGTTTTACATTACCCCAAATTTCTCCATAATATTGCATTATTTCTTTATCACTCATCCAATACTCACTTTCTCTCCATTTAGCTTCTTCAATTACTGATTTATTTTCTGGATTGTAATTAATCAAAAGATCAGCTACTGATTTATTCTTTGTTGCTATTTTGAGAATAGCTTCATTTACTTGTTTGTTCATTATTTCTCCTACTATTAAAAGATCTATTATAGCAGGTGGATACAAAATGTCAACTTTCTTTTATTGGTGATCCTGAACAGCTCAGGCGCCAGAGGCAGCCTCAGATCTATATTGTGCTTTGCTTGTGTGTGTTTATCTACGCAGTAGCAAAAAAACCCGACTCCCGACACCCGACTATAAAAAAGCCCGACCGAAGTCAACATTCCATTCATCTTTCTTCACCTGGCCAGGTTGCCAGGCAGATCTACCCAGGTATAGGACTTTGTGTCTGTAATATCTGTGTCTCTAGCTATGCTAGACCGACAACCCGACACCCCGACTCCCGACATAAAAAAGCCCGACCAAATTTATAAAGTGTGGCTACATAATGGATACAAAAAGCAACTCTTTTTTTCATTAATTCTAGATGTGCTTGCCTGACCTGGCTGCCAGATCTGGCAAATGTTATGTCTGTTATACTGTGTGTGTATATAGCTAAAACTAGAGACAATCCCGACATCCCGACATCCCGACTCAACCCGATTAATTATAGGGCTTTTTTCGTGCTTTTATTTTGCGAAGGCGACCTGGTGAGGGGGAAGATGCGATTATTATTTAAAATACCATCATATAAATATTCATTACTGTAAAAAATAGATACAAATAGTTTACTATTACTTCTTGACATATAGGATACAAATAGTAAAATTAAGACTTAGTTAACAAATTTTATAAACGGAGGAAATATGGGAACTAAATCAAATATAGCTTACGAACAAGCTGACGGAAAAGTTATAGTCTCTTACTGCCACTATGACGGTTATCCAAAAAATAATGGCAGATTAATATACAAACACTACAACAACAAAGCTAAAGCAAAAGAGTTAGCTAATGTTGGCTATCTAAGTGGACTTAAATCAACTATTGCTGAATCGATAGAAGATAGAGTGCATCAACATAAACCTAAAGTTTATGACAACATGAGACAGTATTTGAATGATGTAAATTGGCATATTGAATATGCATATATATACGGTGAGGAGATGGAGCAATGGTATATCTTAGACGATATGATGAAGGTAGGTGATGATTGCAAGAACATTGATCAAAACTTTAAACCAACTCAATTTAAACCATTGAGGTCAGTTCTGGCACGATTAGAGAAGGTGTCAGCATGATTAGGAAATTTGAACAAGAAGCAATAGTCAATGAACTCATGATAGGAGTTCATGAGACTATTGATAAAACCATGAAAAGAGCAAAACGCAATAAGGACATTAAGACAATGGAGAAAGTTGCAAATTGGTACAAAAACATGGAGACAACCAAGAACACCATTACGGATAAACTTGCAGTAGCTTTATTAGATAAAGCTAATCAAGGCAGAATAGAACAAGTATTAACCCAGATCATGAAAGAGTTAGAGGTCTAACAATGGATACATGTAATCTATGCAAAAAACAAGTAGATGAAAGATCAACGCAAGATCAAGCAGGTTATTCGTTATGCCTAACTTGTAGTAATCAATACACAGATGAAGAATTAGTTGAAATTATGGAGGATCAATAATGGATAATATTCTTACTTTTAAAAACAATGAATCCCTAGTCAAATTGGCTAGGGAAACCATTGAAGCAGATAAATTTCAACTTGCTTATCGTGATAAATACACCAAAGATAAATGTTTTTTTCTGGTTAAAGATAGAGGCATCTATTTGATGGACGCTTACGATAATAATAAAACAAGTGAAGAAAACGGCACTGTTGTTTATGCTAGTGGATACAACCCAAAACATAACATCAATGTATGGACTGATTCTTATTTAGTTAGTCGTGATGATTTTGCTGAAAATATCTACATGAATGACGACCAATTGCAACGCTTAGCAGATGGTGGAGACATACAAATAAAACTATGCAAAAAACATTATGAGGTGAAGGCATGAAAAAAGAAGCTATGAAACGCAAATATCCAAAACACTTACGCCATTTATCTTTAAAACGCTTAAAGATTCTGGCAAAGATTTTTGCACCAAGAGGGGGTATATGATGATTGATAAAAAAACTATGTGCTGTCCAGAATGTAAAGGAGATAATATTTCCTGGAAAGTATGGGTAGATGAAAATAATAATATTAAGGGCGATTGTGCAGACTGGGATGGATATGCTTATTGTGATGATTGTGAGGATGAAACTAGACCTATGCTAAAGGAGAAATGAAATTATGGCTCATATACACATAATAGAAGATGAAAAGGGAGATATGATTGATAAAAAAGTTTATTGTTCTGATAGCTGTAATACTTATGATAATCAAGAGAATTATCAAGGCTGGAATGGTTGTCATGAAATATCTTTTAGTCAACCTTGCGATAGAAAAGGATGTAGCAATATTGTAAAAGGTGTTGAGGACCAGGAGGTGAGTAATGAGTAAAAAAGATTATCAATATGTAAGTGTTTCTGATATTACATTTAAATTATCAGATGATGAAGGAAACATATTAGAAAATGCAGATGGATCTATTAAGGAATTTTATTTTAAAGGTAGATTAAAACTTTTGGAATATCTTTGTGAGGATATGACTGTTGAAGATTTACAGGAGGTGAATGATGAACAGATTTAATAAACAAAAAACTATTGATGCTATTGTCTATGATTTTAACGAAGGACAATCAAAGGATAGTTATTACTTTGAAAATAGTGGAATTGATATTACTTGGAGTAGAGATAGAGAGGTTTACTTAATATTAAATAAGAATGGAACTTGGAAGTATTCTAGTCCTAGTAATTTAATTAGCTATATTGAAGATTTAACAACAAAAGATTTAAAAGAATATTTTACAGATGAAATGGATTGTGAATATTTTGAGATTGATGATGCAAATTAAAACGCCAAGAATACAAATCAATGAAGTCAAAGACTGGCTTGATACTTTTGACGGCAACGATGCAACAGTTATTTTAGCTGCAATTGCAAATAATGAACTTAATACCGAAGAAATGATTGATAGTATCTTATCTTTTGCTGATGGAGAAACTAGCCAAGCTGAATTTTGGTATCAACAAATGTGGAGAAAAGAAGAATGAGCAGACCAATAACAATAGAAAGAATAAAAAATATTGCAGAAGACATTATTGCAGACACAGAATGGGTTAATGATACTCATACTGAAGCTGAACACAATGGAATTGTAGATGGATTAAATAGGTTAATAAAACATTTAGAGGAGGTAGAATGAGTACATATTATCGACCAAGTAAACCAATACCACTTGACGACATTAAAAACAATGAAGTCTTACAGGAAATTGGATTTGAGATAACAAACCTTAAAGATAAAAAATACTTTTGTCATGAAGGAAATTATATACATTTTCAGCTTAATGATAGGAACGAGGTTATAGATCTGTTTCGTTATGGTGGCAATAACGCAGACAAAATACTTATACCATTAGAGCAAATGTTCAAAGTAGAATTTATATCGGAGTATGATCTTGGTTATGACGATCTGGCACACGCCGATACTTCTGTGCGTAGATTTAGTATCAAAGACGGACAAATTCATTTTCAAGAATGATTGATACATTCTTCTACATCACTATCGCTTGTTATGTGATTAGCTACTTAGCCACAGAATCTAGCGATAGTGAATAAGTTAGATATCAGAATAGTAGACTTCGATCCCACACTTTACGACCTGGAACGCTATAAGAATATCCATTTTAGCCCTTTTAAAGTAGGTTTTCTTGTTTACACAGACAACAAACTCATACACACAGCTTGGTTTACTTCCGAAACTGCCTTATTTAAAGGTTTAGATAGCTATTTAGACTCTTTTGATTGATCTTCTACTTCCTCAGGAGGTTTGCCAGGTTCTTTTTTGTTCTCGATACTTACTTCAACTATGTTTCCCATAAGTTGTTTTAATCTGGCTTCGACTTCTTCCCGACTCATTTGATCTACTTTACCAAACTTAACTTCCTTCCGATCTACAATAAGACCCCCGACTTTTAATAACGAGTTCTGGGCCGAGATTGCAGCGTTAAAAGACCCTGCTTCCATAGCTTTATCCCGAATATCGTAAAGATCTTGCACCGCCCGATCATAATTCAGTTCATACTTCTTTTTAGCCTGATTCATCAAATAGTTATACTCTTGCCTAATTAAGGGCTTATCCATTAACTTATTAGCCGCTTGACGAGGATCTTTATAGCCAGCTTTATAGGCACATTCTACTAATGATAAACGAGGATTATTGACTGCGATCCAAATAAAATTTCTCTGTCTACGATTTAGTTTCGTATCCAGATTGCAATATTCTATTGGTGCTTCTTCGTCAGACGACAGGATTGGTTCATATTCTAATTTATTTTTTCTATGTCCCATGTTTGTTTCGCACTAGAGCTATATTTATATACTAGCTACCCCCACTTAACCCCATAGTGTTTTAGAAGGATACTTGAAGATCTATAACCTGGTCAAGTATTTTGTAAGTTTTTTATTGTATTTTTATCAAAGTCTTATGACAAAAATGAAAAAAATAAAAAAATCCCGAAAAGCCCATTCTTATCATGTTTTTTGCTGTCATAACTTTTTGACAATAATTGACAAAATTACCTTGGTATCGTTTTATCGGCATATTTAGCCAGTAATTCAACTACTAGGTTTGCTACTTCTTTGTCGTCAAATTGATCATTCAGTTGTGATATACAAAAACTTAGAGCAGCTAACACAATATTTAGTTTATCTTCACCCCGATATTCCATGTTTTGAAACATGATATCCAGGCGTTCACAAACTTCGTGTAGTGTAGGTTTACCCAGCTTTTCTTTGATTGCTACCAATTTTGGCATATCGCATCATAACACGATTAATCATTTTGCATACAAAAAATGCCACATTCAAAATTATAACTTTTAAGATCACGGCCTTTAGCGTCAATTGGTAGATCTTGCAACATAATTCTTTCACCCTTATAACGAACTAGCTTTGCACCTAACTTATTAGATGTCTTAACTCTTTGCTCAAAAACACCTGGAAAAGTTTTTCTTACTAGATTCCAATATGTAGGTGAAGTTGCTTTTACACACCCAACACAGTTAGCGTTAGGAAAACCCAATGAATAGATTTCTGGCAGTTTTATACCTTCCTGCAACAAAATATCAAAACATCCCTGCTTTGTTATGCCCATATCTATTAAAACAGGCAAAAGATTGTCTCCTTGCGTCTCTTTAAATTTAGCAGCCCGTTTCTTTTCATCAAAAGTAAAACCAAGAACAATATAATCGGTGTCATGGCGCAGTTCCCAATATCTTCTAGCGTTCTTTTTTAAATGTAGAGTGCATGGCGCACCAAAATTACTCGACATAAAAGCTGTTTTTTGCCAAACAGTCTCACAAGATTGATCTGGAAACTTTGGATTGATAGCATATTCTATTTTAACACCTAGCCATTTCTCAACATCTTTCAAGAACCTTCTGTTATCTTTGTGTTCTTCCCTAATAGGATTGTTGACAACTCTGATTGTGTTGTCTTGACCATACAACTCTATGGTTTTCTTAGCTGCCACAGCACTTGCAGCACCACAGCTAAACCAGACAGTTATAATTTTACCTTTCATGCCATATTTTTATAAATATGCTTAATCACCTCTACGGTCCAGCCATTTCCTAACATTTTGAATCTTTGTGTGTTTGACACATGATTTGTATAGTTATCTGGCACTGTTTGTAGTCTTTCGCACTCTAACGGTGTTAACTTTCTCCAAGTAAGATCTTCATTAACTGCAATACTATCCTTACCCACCGTTGTTATAGCATTAGATTTATCGTCTTTTCTTAATTCAAGCATCTGTTTAGTTTGCTTTGCAACTGAACTGCCATCTCTATCCTTTCTTTTACCATCTTCATCATAGGCTCTACCTCGAAAAGCACCACCTGTGATAACCTTTGGCTCTCTATTACCACCTTGACAGGTATTTACCGTTGGCGATTTACCATTTGGACTATACACTCGTTTGAGTATGTCATGGCCGTTTACATCTGTTGCTATGCCTACTTGTTGAGGTGTAGTTATCTTTGGGCTATCAGATCTTGCTAAAACTGTGGGTGATTTACCAATTGGATCATAAACCCTACGCTGTCTTTCATTGTCTTTAAGTATCTCTCTGGGTATGTCGTATGCTTTTTTTGGCTTAGTTTCCACAAGTGTATTGCCATTACCTGCTGTACCGCCAGATTGAGCCG